CATTTTGTCTCTCTTCGAGATCTGCAGCTGAGTCTACAGCGTTCAGTTGCTCGTCAGTTGGTTGCGCTACACCAGAAACATTCCATTCCTTAATGTAAGGCCCTTGACCGTTCGAGTCATCCTGAAGTCTAACGTCCTTTAAAAAGTCAACTTCTGCTACGCCGTTATTAGCGCAATATTGTCTAACTTTGTTCGATAGTGATGCCATAGTTTTTCCTCCTTATTTATATCTAACATATATGTGTTAAAATTCTAGTTAATTATACTCCTATTAATTTAAAACCCCTAAACCAAGAATAATTACTTTCTCCATTAACAGTTCCAGCGTTATTACTTACCGTATTTAGATATGCTGCGGTAATTAAAAAATCGCTACTTCCATCCATATCAAATATTCCAGATGCTTTTAATTGAAAACCTCTCCCTCCATTATTTCTCATATCATGTTGAAATATAGTTCTTTTACTAGCGCTACTACCATCAGTACCATTTTTAAATATTTGTAAGTAAGCCATATAAACATCACTCATTGTTGAACCACCTCTGTCTACTAAAACCGTAGCTTCAACGAAATATTTTCCAGCTGTTGTTGGAATAAATTTTCCTGTGCTTGGATCAAAACAGTTATCAGTATCTAAATCTTCTGAATTATAAACTGTTAGTGTTGTCAGAGTACCATCTGATATTGCTGTGGATACTCCTGTCATTTTAGCTTCAAAAGCTGGAGTACTAGCACCACCATTTACAAATCCAGATGTTAAATTAGTTCCTCCATTAGCTATTGGAAGTGTTCCTGTAACTCCTGTTGTTAATCCTACTTTACTTATTGCCATAATTTATCCTACGTATCTCCTAATCTAATTATTTTAACTGCACTTGATTTTGAACCATATTCAATCTCTAATTCTTCATCTGCTTCCATAGTTAATCTAAATTTAACATTAGATGTATCTGTAACATCTAAAATTGTGCTTGGAGCAACACTCGCATAATCTGTATTTGAATTAACACTATAAATTGATGTATAAGCTTGAGTAAGAACAGAATAACTACTGTTATTCGTAGTACCCTCTATTTTGCCTATAATGTATCTTGAACTCCTGTTTGCTATTAAATAAAAACTTAAAGTTGGTTGTATGTAATAAATTCCTGTTGTTGCAAAAGAAAAAATACCTGATGAAACTGTTACATTACTTGAACTGCCAATAACGCCTCCTGTTTCTGTCCAAGTCATGTCTAAAACTGTATTAGTTCCAGAACTTGCTGATTTTGATGCAGCAACGTAAAACATTTGCGCATTAGTAATTCCACCTCCTTTAATTAAGGAGTAATCAATTCTTTTCAAAGTCCCTGCGTCTGATACAAGAAATTCGTCAGTGTCTGCGGGCTCACTAGAAAGTTCAGTTTGTCCAGAGATAACGTTATCATTTAAATTTTCACTTTCAACAGCATCATCAGCAATTTTAGCATTTGTAACTGCGTCCCCAGCTAATTGTGCTGTATCAACAGATCCTGCAGGAGCGTTTACCGTGCCTACTGCTCTGCCTAGGAATACACAGTACATCTCATCAGTACCATTTGTTAACGCTGCGGATAGTGTGAGGGTGGTACCTGATGCGGTGTATGCTTTACCTGATCCTGGCTCTTGAACAACGTTGTTCACTACAAGCCGAATATCGTTCTCATTAGTTACGGAATGTGATAGCGTATACACAGTTTGAGAATTGACAATAGTAAATACTTGTCTTTCAAAGCTTATATATTTTTCTGCTGGAGAGTTGCCTAAATATGCCATGGTTACTCCTACGTACTTATATCATCCACTGCGCCTACTATTGTATCTAAAGATGACGCTGTATCTGATTTGACATACAGTTGATCTCCAGAAGCAAGAACAATTTTACTGCCTCCATCGATTAATTCTAATGATCCGCCACTTACGATCGGCGCATTTTTAATTAAAAAATAGTTAGCTCCACCTCTTTCAATGTATGCTTCTACCGTTATTGTTGATGTTGTTACATTAGCCATTCTTACACTAATTAAACAATCAATACTATTAGTAGCTCCGCCTAAAGCATCTACTGCTGCTGTTCCTGTTAATCTTGTAATGTAGTTTTTAAAATTTTGAGCCATAATTGTTCCTTATACTATAACGCAATTGACATAGCAATGACGAATCCAGAGCTAACAGAAGTTGATGCTGCCCACTCGGGAGCATTTCCTCCAGAGTTAACTTGCAAAATATGTCCTGCCGATCCTAATGCTAGTCGTGCAGGTGTGTTTGCTGCTGATGCGTATGGCATATCTCCTTGTGTTGTTAATACCATATCCATTGTTTTACTTGCAGGGAAAGTACAAAATACATCTAATGTGCTTGAACCACCTGAATTAAAATCAACTAAATTGTCAGAGTTAGAAGATGAAATAACCGTTGTTCTTGATAAAGTGTCAGGAGTAGAATCTGTTACTGTTCCTTTTCCAACTTCAAAATTACTTGTTCCTTGTTCAAAAATACAATAATAAGTTTCATTAGTATTACCTATTCCTGCAACAAAAGTTTCAAAACCAGTTGCAGCACCAGCTAAATTAATTGTACCTGTACCTTGCGATGTACTAGTTTCTTTTACTCTGTCGTTTAAAACCAAAGCCATTTTATTCTCCTATTACGCTGTTCTTATACTAATAAGCGAATCTGTTCCAGCAGGTGAACCTGAACTTGTGCTTGGGAACGTTATTGTAAATGTTCCGTTTGAACAAGATTTTGTTCCACCAAAATCTAAAACAACAACTAACTTATCACCCGACGTATCATTATATATAACTCCGTAAGCTGCACCAAAGGTTGCAGATGTAAACTGAGTTTGATCAAAAGTCAAAGTTGCAACACTTGTTTGATTTGCAACAACAGGGTTATTCAAAGTGTTTCCACCAGTTGTATAACCAGCTCCACTTACTTCATTAGCTACAGATACGTCGTATATTGTACTTGAAGTTGAGTAAGGAGCTCCTGATCCAGCAGTATATAAAGCTAACTTTATAGTATTACTAGTAAAGTTATGAGTTCCTTTTAATAACTCTTGCGCGAATGAAAAAGGTACTACGTTTGCCATTTTTATTTTCTCCTATTTATTTTTCATAACTTGATGGTGGTTTAACATTGAGTTGAGCTCGAACTTCACCATCTTGATATTCGTCTCTGCGTCTATTCCCGATTTGCTCGAGAGCGTACGTTTCTAAAGCTTCATTATAAGCAGCTTGGTAGTATTGTAACATATCCTGCGGTCCTTTCAAGTACCCAAATGTATTTACTAAACATGCATATAAAAGAAGATCTGAATATTTATTTGACAAATATGTGCCAGCTGTGGCAGGTGCAGGAGTTGATGTCGTATCTGTTATAGTATCTGGTTCTTTGTCATAAGCTAATGTAATATCATAAGTTCTATCAGGAGTTGGAGCTACTACCCAAAACTCTTCATCCCAATTAGCATAATACTTAGGTATATCTACAGAATTAGTGCCTGGTGTAGAATAATACTCTGCTATAAAACTTGTATCTCTCTGTTCTAAATAATGTTGATTTCCTGCTGAGTCTGTTAATTGAACATATCTTATAAATCTTAAATCAGCAGGTATTGTTACATATCTATTATTTATAATTAAATTTGAAGTAGCGTAAAATACACTTTGATCAGTATCGATTGCTCTGTGAATTTTTAATTCTGCATTTTTTATGATTCTTTCCAAAACAGAATCAGACAAAACATTACTACCTACTTCTGTATAGTTTCTAATATCAGTTCTTAAATTATCTAAAGTGTATGCCATTATCCGTTTACAACTCCTAATGTTACTGGACCAGCAGAACAGTTTGCTCCACCGCCTGATACGCCACCTGACGTAGCGTTGCTAGTACTAGTTATGTAAAAATAATTTATTGGGTCTGTTAAAGGATCTGATGTTGTTGCTCCTGTAACATTTCCTGAAGAATCTATTTGTCCTAATGCAATTGTAAACCCAGATGTATTATTTAAATCACTTATATTATCAAACGTAGGTATATTTGCAAAAGCTTGTAAATTTTTACGATCAGCTGGTATTGGAAACACACCTCCTGGTCCAGCAGAAGTAACAACAGGTGGCCCTCTAAATCTTACTGTAGAACCTGCTGCTCTTTGATGATCTTGTGAAAAAACATTTACATAAGTTGTTCCACTATAAATTACAGATGTAAAAGGATTATTACCTAAAAGTATTAAACTTGTTTTTGATTCTGGTTGTGGTCTTGGGTTAAATAAAGCTTGTGGGTCAGAGCCAACTGGTTTTGGTTGTAGTTGTGGTTGTTTTGCTTCAAACTCTGAAAAATGAACTAATGATCCATTCCACTCTCTAACCATTTCATCATATGGAAATGCCATTCCTGATCTATCAGAAATTGCTAACGCGTATTTACCTGATGCATACTTACCCATTATACTCCATCTCCATAAAATGTTTGTGGTGATATAAAAGTAGATGTACCTTGATTATCTGCATCAAGTGCTCTTAATAATTCACTTTCATATCTTCTTTCCAACTCTTGACTCATAGCTGGGGAATATTTTTGACTTAAATAATATGCAAGTCCTGACATCATACAAGGATAAAATCTATTAACTACATCTGTTGTAAAGTTATAAGATCCTGCATCTTGAATTTTTGCTAAATAATAAAAACAAAATTGAAAATTACTTGGCGTTGTTGTGCTTGATACACTTGAACTTGGTGTTGTGTATAAAAATATACTTGGGTTTAGTTTTCTTTCTACATAATATTGTGATGGTGTGCCTTTAGCTAGTTTATTTGGTGTAGCTGAATAAGCAGATCTATCTATTTTTGTAAGTGCAATATCTTGCGGCGCAGTAGCATCAGAATTATTTCTATAATAAGCTTCTAATACTGAATCTATATCATCAGGAAAATTTGCAGAATCAGATGCAAAGTTATATTCTGCCTGACCTTCTACTAATGGAATTTTTGCAAGTTTTACTTTCCATAAATGAACACCTCTATTTGCCCATTCTTGAAACATTATATTTAAAGAACGTCTTGCTGATTTTAATTGATAACCAGTTCTAGTTCCTTGAACTCCAGTTCTTTCAAAAGCCTCCTCTATAATTTCATCTATTTGTGGATTAAATTCTGCTTCACCTGAAGTAGGTGAAATAGTTTGTGCAGCATGACCCATTCCAGAGTGATTTGTGCAATAATAAAATAATACAGGAGCCCCAGTTTTTTTAACAGGAGCCACCACTATTGTTGTTTTAGCACCAGAAGTTCCTGGTGATCCGGTTGAAGTTACACCAGTTGTATAAGGAGCAGCTGGTGAGTTATTTGGGTTTGTAGAAAAAGCTAATTGGTGAGTATCATTTGTTGAATCAGACTGATCAAATATGTAAGTATTGCCCTCATCTAAATATAAAACAGGAGCTAACTCGCCGTTAATATAATATCTATTACCGGTTCCATATTGTGTCGTGCCACTTGCTACAGTGACTGTATAAGTAATTGTAGCCATTGATTTCTCCTAGCCAAATATTACTGTACAAAATGTAACTGTACCTGCAATTGTTACTTTAATATTTGTTGCACATCTAATACCTGTACCTGGAAATAGAATGTATTCATTCATACCACCACCATTAGTATTATCAGTAGCTCTAACTTTAAATGTTGCTACATCTGTGCTGTCGTCTTGTAAAGTAACAGTGCTTTG